TAAAGATTAAGAACTTTACTAAGAAAAAGACTGGTTGGGTATATTCTGATAGGAAACCTGTGGAACAGGGTGGTACTTTTAGGATTGAGCAACCTAATGAATTTACTCGTAGGGTATGGCAAGGAGAACAGAAAGTTCGTGTCCTTAATCCAGGCCAGACCGTAATTGTCCCAGGCTGGGAGGCTTATGTGGGCTTGGTACGCTTTTATAAGCAATATATCTCCGAGAACTTTAGTGGGAAAGTTGGTGTAATGATGAACTCCCCTAAAGACCAGATTGACTTCGTAAATCAGGCTTTTGTTGGGGTGTATGACCCTAATGAACCTGAAGAAAAAGTTGATGTGAAAAAAGAAGTAGAAAAGGATTTGGGGCTTGTAGATGAAAAGCCAAAAGCTAAATAGTTTGCTTGAACCAAAAAAGAACGAGCTGGCTGAACTCCAGAGGCTTTTGAAGGCTACTCAGAACCAGATAGATGATGCTGTAGAGCAGGGTAATAATGCCTTGCTCTCTCTTTCTGATGAGTTTGAGGAGCTGGCAGAGAAGAAGAGACAACTCCTAAGAGATATAGAGGGGCTGGAGGAGAGGCTGAATAATATGAAAAGTAAACTAAACTATGCCGAGAATACTTATGGAAAGTATCTGGCTACTATAAAGGAGAACGAGAGTGAGAAACCTAGAGAAGAGTAAGTTTAAGTATCTATGGAGAGCTAATTTTGTTAAGAGGACTATCACCCAGCATTATGAGGATAAATACTCTAGATATAACCCTGATGCTGAGTGGAACCCAAGCTCTTTTAGAGACTTCCAAAACTACTTTAATAACCACTCTGGGGAGCTTTTAAGCTTTGAGCTGGTGGGAAAAGATAAAAAATACACCGTAGATTTAAGTAGGCCGTGGTGTCCTATTATATATAGTGATGAAGAAGGCAGATGGGGGAGTGAAACTCATACTCTACTACACCGTGAGAAACGACCTCTGAGTAATGTAAGGATAATTTACTATAGAAATATGGAGGCTACGATTATAGATGGTGTGGTCGGCGAGCCACGAGTTCTGAGCTATGTTATAGGCTACCAGGGGCTGGATAAGAATGGCAATAATCGCCAAAAAACAATAACCGTGATATAATTATGGTATAAAGCTTTATTATAATAAAGGAGAAAATTAACTATGGCTGCAACCACTACTTGGTATGAGCAAAATGGCACTGCAACTGGTAGCCCTGCTCATGGAACCGAAAGCACCATCTCTTCCTGTGATTGGAAGAGTGTAGATGATAGCACGACTTCTAGAGCATCTGCTCCTGTTCTTGCTGGTGCTAACTCTTATGATAAATATATCTATCTTAAGTTCTCTGGAACTTTTAATCAGGTCTCTGCTGTGAAGTTCGCTCACACTGCTGGGACTTTGGGAACTGGTATCTCTTTGAAGGGTAAGATTACCTCTACTTATACTACACCTTCTACTACTGCCTTAGGTAGCTCTACTGATATTACTTCTACTACTGCTATTGGCTCTGGAGCTAGTGTTTTACTTGGCACTACTGGTCCGAATGATGCCTCTCCTGCTGCATCTCAGACTTCCCAATGTTATACCCAATATATCGTAACCCAAGTCCAGACTACTTCCTCTGCGAATGCTGGTGATAGTGGAACCGTGACCCTAACAGTCCAATATAACGAGAATTAGGAGGGGATATGGCCATTAAAAACCTTGCCTCTGGAACTTTAGTTGAGAGTGTATCTGCCTCTGCTACTACTTTACTGGTTTATGTTGGTAATGGTTCTTCTTCTACTATTCAGGGAGTATGGCCGACCCCTCCATTTTATGCTACTATAATGCCTTCTAACCCTACTGCTGGAGTGGCTAATAGCCTTGATAGTGAGATTGTTAAAGTAACTGCTGTAGGGAATGACCAAGATGGTAATACTGTTTTGACCGTTGTGAGAGGGGAGAAGGGAAGTAGCGCCCAGGCTTTTGCTGAGGGAGCTATTGTAACTAATGCTAATTATGCTGAAGAGGCCGTGCTGTTAGGAGATGAAGAAACTGCTGAGACCCCTACTCCGTGGGTTGATAGCGATATGATAGACTGGGACGATATGGTCCAAGCTGGTTCTGGTGCAACGCCTTCATCTCATAGAGTTGATTTAGGGAAATTCCATATATTTATGGGGTATTCTGGTGGTGCGGCTGGTGGTGGCCAGACTCTGTCTATTGATTTGCCTAGTGATTGGGTAGCTAATGCCACTATGTATAACTCAATAGTGCATGCTAGGACTTATTATTCCAACTCAGCAGATACTACTTTTGGTGCTTATTGGTTCCAAAATGGGAAAGCGAATATATACCAAATCAGTGGTAATGCAAATTATGGCAACCCAACTCAAATAATATGTTTTGGGTGGTGGTAAAAGGAGAATAATATGGCTACATACAGAAAAATGCTCAAAGACAAAGATGGGAATAACATACTACCGATTGTAGGTCCGTCACGCTATGGCTGGTTTGTAGCTGGGAATAGTACTGCTGCATCTGGAACTGCGGCTTCTAGTGCTTTGGCTCTGGCTGAAGAATACTCTGGTGGAGCAGACGTATTGGAGATAAATGCTAATAGAGTAAGAGCTAAAGAGGCTGGCTTGGCTCTAGTATCTGGAGCTTGCTATTCTAGAGGTGGTACTTCAGCACAGGTGTGGGTTAGTATCGCTAAGTATAATACTGCTGGGAATGCCTATACCCTATATGGTAGGAAGGCTTGGACTTCTACTAATGAGACTGCTGGGATTACCCTAACTCTACCTATGGTGCCAGTCCCGATGGCTGTAGGTGAGAGCTTGACTATAGTTGGTGGCTCTGGTAGCTCCTATACTATAGGTGGTGGGAGTAATGATTATAATGGTATTGAAGTTCTCTTTATACCTAATTTGAGCTAATAGCTACTGATGGAGCAATTGGACTTAAAGTGTTATTTGCGATATAATATAAGTATAAACTTTAAGAAAGGAGTTCTATGAATAATAAACCTGAAGAACCTACTCTAGCCCAAGATGAAGAGGTGCTAGGTGATTTAAGTGATATGGGGAAAGGAGAAGAAAATGAGTAATAGCTCTCTCGTAACCGTAAGAGTTCCTGCCCACCCATCTAACTATACTAAAGGTAGGAATACTAAAATAACTGATATTACTATCCATCATATGGCTGGAGTTCTCTCTGCCGAACAATGTGGAAATATTTTTGCTCGTGCTGGTCGTAATGGTAGCTCCCACTATGGTATTGGTAATGGTGGTGAGATTGGGCAGTATGTAGATGAAAGTGATACTGCTTGGACTAACTCTAACTGGCCATCTAACTGCCGAAGTGTCACCATTGAGACCTCTAACTCTGCTACTGGTGGAGAATGGCCAGTAGGAGATGCTGCATATAATAGCTTAATTAAGCTCGTGGCTGATATTGCTAAGCGTAATAACTTAGGAACTTTGGTCGCTGGGCAAAATCTAACTTGGCACTCTATGTTTGCTGCAACTACCTGCCCAGGTGATTACTTGAGAGCTAGAGTTGAAGAAATTGCTAGGAAGGCTAATGAGATTAACGGTGGTGGTCCAGCTCCTACACCTACCCCAACTGGAGACTTTAAGGTAGGTGATAATGTTCTCCCTATTAAGTATGTTGATTACAATGGAACTCCTTTGATTAAAACTCGTGATTACTATACCATCTCTGATATTAACGGAGACCGTGCTGTTCTCACTTCTGGTGGTGTGGTCTATGCTGCAGTCAATACCAATAACCTACAAAAAGTAGATGCTCAAGCCCCTGCACCAGCCCCTGCTCCAGCTCCTGCTGGCTTTAATGTAGGTGATGTGGTAGTGCCTACTCGCTTAGTGGATTACAATGGTACTCCTTTGGTCCAATATGACCCTACTTATACTATCTCTGAGATAAATGGTGATAGGGCCGTGCTTACTGCTCGTGGTGCTGTCTGGGCTGCGATGAATACTAAAGATATTAGAAAGGCTTAATATGATTGAAGATAAACAATTTTTACCAAGCTGGCTCTATGAGGCTCTTAGGTGGGTAGTGTCTATTGTCCTACCTGCTACTGCTACGCTCTTAGCTGGTCTTAATTCTGCTTGGAACTGGGGCTGGCCGATTGAGGCTATTCTAGCCACCTTCTCGGCTGTAGAGACCTTTCTAGGTGCTGTATTCTTAGGTGCTAAGATTATTAGTGATAAATAGTCTAGGAGGGCAATACAATGCCGACAATCTATTCTGGAAGTAATCAGACTGGAACTTATACTACTACTAGAGTGAGGGTAGATTATTCTGGCACTTCTGCTACGGCTACCCTCCTTTATTCTAGGTCTAATAACTGGTCTGGCGAAACTAAGGCTGGTAGTCCTGCCTACTTTTATTTTGGGACAAGTGGTAGCTATGGGACTGCTAATATCTCTGGTGCAACCTTTACTGGGCAGAAAACTGATGCTGTAGTGGGGAGCTGTAGCTTTTCTATATCTCTAGAAGGGGGGACTTACTATGGCTATACTACTAATGCTAGTCTAGTAGGTGGTGATGGTAGCTGGAGTAGCCCTGCGTGGAGTGTTACTATCCCTGCCCAATATACTACGACGACTAAGACTATCACTGGCTCTGTTACTATAGAAGACCCATTCCCACCTCACCCTCCCGTAGAGGCGAGGTCTATACTTAAAGGGTTATGGGGAACTGGCTATGGTGATGGAGCTTATGGTGGTATTGTAGGAGCTACTGGCTCTGTAGAAGTAACTAAGGATATTGTAGGACAAGTCCGTATATATATAACTAGCTCTGATACTATAAATGGTGCTGTAAGAATTGCTAAGAGTGTGGATAAGACTATTACTGGTATGGCTAGGATAGCTAAAAATGTGCCTGAGACTATTACTGGTGTAGTAAGAATAGCTAGGAATAGTGCTACTGATATTACTGGTGCGACTAGAATAGAGGCTTTAGGAACTCAGACTATAGAAGGTGTGGCTAGGATAGCCAAGACCGTTCCTACGAGCATCTATGGTGTCGTTAGAGTAGCCAATAATGTAGATAAGACTATTACTGGTATAGTTAGAGTGGCTAGGATAGGTGATGCTGATATTACTGGTGTGGTGAGAGTGTCTAGGAATACTCCTGCTACTATCTCTGGGGCTACTACGATTGAGAACTCCTATACTAAGGATATTACTGGTAATGTTATGATTGCTGGGGAGAGAGCCTGCGAGATTGAAGGTACGGTGAATATAGATAACCCTAACCAGAAAGTGAGTGAGCGAGAGATTACTGGTGCTGTGGCTGTGCTTAATACCAACTCTAAAGATATTACTGGTGGAGTGTGGATAGCTAATAATGTTGATGTAGATATTACTGGTGTAGTGAGAATAGCTAAGGCAGGCTCTGATGATATTGAAGGGGCTGTTAGAGTAGCCAAGGATATAAATAAGGCTATTACTGGTGCTGTTAGAGTAGCTGTGGTAGGAGAGACAGAGATTACTGGTGGTGTATTGCTTGCAAAGCCTTCTAGTGATGATATTACTGGTAGTGTATGGGTAACTAAAGACAATGAGGTGGATATTACTGGTGCTGTTAGAGTGTCTAAAGACTACGAGACCGATATTGAGGGTCTAGTGAGAATAGAGGCTGTAGGTTCTACTTCTGTTAATGGTGGAGTGAATATCTTTAAGCTCCAGACTGCTGATATTGATGGTGTGGTGAGGATAAAGAATACCTACTCTACTGAAATTACTGGTGCTGTAAAGGTGAGGGTCACTACCCCTGAGAAACTTCCTGAGGACTGGGAGAAGTATGGTGAGCCTGAGCCTCAAGACTGGGATAAAACTGATAAAGAACCTAATGACTGGCATTATAATGACCCTGAGAAAGAGGCCGAAGGGTGGAAGGATAGCTCTAAGGATAGCCAGAGCTGGAAGTCTGCTGATACTGGAGAAGAGCCTGAGACTTGGCACTACCCGTTGGAGGATATTAGATAA